AACTAATACTTTAATTTCTGTAGATAAAAAAACAGAGGTTATTGCATCAGAGATATCGTACATAAAGTTGTACATGGAGCGTGATTATGGCTATGTCCCGAGGGCAGATGAAACAGCAAGTGTCAAAACCACCGAGTAAAGAACCTAAAAATCTTGTATACTACAAGAACGGGGGTAAAGCGTCTGCTAAATCAAAAGGCAGTAAGATATGTCCTGCGGGAAAAGCGTGGGCCCAGCGCACATTTGATACATATCCCTCTGCTTATGCGAACATGGCTGCATCTAAGTATTGCAAAGACCCAAACTATGCGAAAGGCGCAAAGGGCAAGAAGAAGAAGAAAGCATGACTTTAGCGAAATCCAAAAAGAAGAAAGTTAAAAAGGTGATTTCAAAGTTAAAGAAAGCATCTAAAGCTCATGCTGGTCAGGCAAAGACATTGCAGAAGGTGCTTTCTTCACCTCGGAGAAGATCATAATGGGTGAGCTAAAGAAATGGCGTGATCAGAATTGGGTTAGGATTGGGACCGATGGTAAAATCAAGGGTAAGTGCGGTACTTCAAAAGACAAGAAGAACCCTGACCGATGTCTTCCAGCGGCTAAAGCACGTTCTCTTTCTAAAAAAGATAGAGCTGCGACTGCAAAGAAAAAAAAGTCGGCTGGCAGAAAAGGAAAAACTGTTGTCAGCAACACCAAAAAAGCCAAGGTCAAAGGATACCGACCCGGTGGAGAAGTCAAAGTCAACGGAGCAAAAAGGCCGTACCAAGGCAAAAGCAAAAAAGGCGAAGCGGTCGCGAAAGGCTGCGGGGCGATAATGGCCGACAGGCGCAAGACTACCAAAGGCGCAGTGCGTCAGTTTTAAAGGAGTACGGACATGAAACAACCTACAGAAGATCAAACTGGTTTGAAAAAACTGCCTAAATCGGTTCGCAACAAAATGGGATACATGAAAAACGGTGGCAAAGTCAAAGCCAAGGGCATGGCAATGGGCGGTAAGGTCAAAGCCAAAGGTATGGCAATGGGTGGCAAGGTAAAGTCCAAGGGCATGGCAATGGGTGGCAAGGTTATGGGCTACAAAAACGGTGGCGCAGTAATGGTTAAAACCAACCAGAAACCACATATGAGTTAAGGCCATGACAGTATCAGGATCCAGGGACTTCAACCTCGATGTCGGTGAGGTCATCGAAGAAGCATATGAACGCTGCGGGATTGAAGTTCGCACTGGGTATGATGCTCGTACCGCTCGTAGATCGTTAAACCTTATGTTCGCTGATTGGGCGAACAGGGGCATTAACATGTGGACGGTCAAATCGGAAACGGTAACTTTAACGCAAGGGACTAGCGCAATAACGTTGGCCGCGGACGTTGTTGATGTCCTAGAGATTGTGTTGCGCCGAGATGGAACAGACTTTGAGATTACAAGAATTAGTCGTGGAGAGTACGTCACTCTTCCCGACAAGACTACTCAGGGTCGGCCTAGCCAGTTTTATTTTGATCGTCAGATTACGCCTATCTTAAATCTTTGGGCAACACCTGAAAACTCTACAGATCAACTGGTTTATCATTATGTTCGCCGCATTGATGATGCAGATACGCTGGTTAATACAACGGACATGCCGTTTAGGTTTTATCCTTGTATGGTAGCTGGCTTGGCGTATTACATTGCAATGAAGAGAACGCCAGATCGTATTCAAATGCTAAAAACTGTCTATGAGGAGGAGTTCCAACGAGCGTCTGATGAGGATGAAGACCGAGTTCCGTTAAAGTTACAGCCTAGCTTTCAATACTTGAGGGTCTAGCATGGCATATGCTTCGGACAAAAACGCTTATGGAATATCTGATCGATCCGGATTTCGGTATCGGTTAAAAGACATGCGTGTTGAGTGGACCGGAGCTAAGGTAGGTAAGGACGAGTTTGAAACAAAGCACCCGCAACTCTTTCCTCCTAGGGTTGGCCCAGATCCGCAAGCCTTGAAGAACCCTCGGCCTGAGTCAGATTTAGACGCACAAAGAAATATTCAATACGGCTTTAACCCTGTTGGCTTGCGAAGTTTTGGTGGCGGGGATGGAGTTTTAACGCCTAATAATCTTATTGCAGAAGGTTCTGTTGGAAAGGTCACGGTAACAACATGAGCTTCACATACTCCACACTTAAGACAGCAATTCAAGAATATACCGATAACGATGAAGCAGCGTTTATTCGTAATCTACCTTTGTTTATAAGAATGACAGAGGAACGCATTTTAAAAAACGTTCAACTTTCAGTGTTTCAACGGAATGCCTCTGGAACGTTAACCTCGGGCAACCAGTTCTTAACAACGCCTTCTGATTTTATTGCGCCGTTTTCTCTTAGCACCATCGTTAGCAGCAACAAGGTATTTTTGCTGTTTAAAGATTTAGACTTTGTGCAGACATATACTCCTGACCCTACTACTACAGGTGTCCCTATTTATTACGCGCAATTTGATGCGGACAACTTTATCGTGGGGCCAACGCCAAACAGTAGTTATGCTGTAGAACTTGCATATTTTTATAGACCTGCCAGTTTAACGGTGAGTACATTTACATTAACCATGACGAGTGTGTCAGGAACTTTTACAACCTCTGACACAATTACGGGTTCAAGCAGCGGTCAATCCTCAGAGGTTACTGCGGTTCCTTCTTCTACGACAATTACGGTAAAAATACCCAGTGGATCTTTTACGGTTGGTGAGACTTTAACGGGTTCAAGTAGCGGCGCCACTGGCGTTTTATCTGTTATTGGAGAGGATGCCACCACTTCTTGGCTAAGTGACGATGGTCGTATGACTTTGTTGTACGGGTGTCTTTCCGAGGCATACACCTTTATGAAGGGGGACGCGAACCTCATGACCTTGTACGAAGGCCGTTTTAGAGAAGGTTTGTCTAGACTTAAAAACCTGGGCGAAGGCCAAGAAATTGCAGATGAGTATCGTTATGGTCCGATCAGGAAAGCTAGAACATGAACAACATGTCTTTCGGAGAGTTTAAGGTTGAGGTCCAAACCACTAACAATCGTGGAGCAACTCCTGAAGAAGTGGCGCATCGTTGCGTAGGTAAGATCGTTGCTTTCTCTGAAGACGCGCATCCTACGCTGCGAGATCAAGCAATTGCCTATCGAGATAGCATTGAGAAGCTGTTGGTCATCTATATGAAACAGGCTATCCAAAGTGACCGTACTACGGTATATAATGCAATTAAAGAAGCGGGTCATCCTACGTTGGCCGAATATATAAGGAAAATGTAAATGGCATTCTCAGGAAACTTTTTGTGTACCTCGTTTAAAAAAGAACTGATGACGGCTACACACAATTTCACCGCAGCAAGCGATCAATTTAAGTTGGCGTTGTATACAAACAGCGCAAGTTTTACAGCGGCTACCACAGCTTACACCTCTAGCAATGAGGTTAGTGGCACAAACTACACGGCTAAAGGAAACTTTCTAACAAGCGTAACGCCAACTACTAGCGGTACAACGGCGCTTACAGACTTTGCTGACGAGGTGTTTTCCAACGTAACAATCTCTTCTGTAAGAGGTGCGTTAATTTACAACGAGGCTGCAACGAGTGACCCTTCTGTTTGTGTGCTAGACTTTGGAGCGGACAAGGGCGCAAGCTCTGGTGACTTTACTATTGTTTTTCCTACAGCGGACGCAAGTAACGCAATTATACGGATAGCATAATATGGCAGTTGTTCTTGGAAATCGTGCAAAAATGTCCACCAGTACCACGGGTACTGGAACGATTACCTTGGGCAGCGCCCTGTCAGGGTATCAGACCTTTGCACAAGCTGGCATAACTAATGGTCAGACGGTCAGGTACGCGATAGAAGACGGCACTAACTTCGAGATAGGAAGCGGTGTTTTTACCTCCAGCGGAACAACGCTCACCCGTTCTGTTACAGAAAGCTCCAACTCTGATAGTGCTATTAGTCTTAGCGGCAGTGCCGAGGTGTTTATCACTGCGTCTGCGGCGGACATATTTGTTAATGATGGAGCTACTTCTTTAACTACGACAGGAACAATTACCGCTGGCGGCAATGTAGCAATTTCAACGGGTGTTATTGACCTAAAGAACGGTGGATCACAGTCTGTTGTTAAGTTTTATTGCGAAGATAATAACGCGCATTATGCTGAGATAAAAGCTCCCGCTCACGGATCGTTCAGCGGAAACGTGACATTAACACTTCCCGCGACTACAGACACAATTGCAGGTATTGCTGCAACGCAGACGTTTACGAACAAAACGCTTACCGCGCCTAAAATTAATGAAGATGTAGCAGTAACCTCAACAGCTACTGAACTTAATATTCTTGATGGGGTTACAACCACCACTGCCGAAATTAACCTAATAGATGGTGGTACAGCTAGGGGAACCACGGCGGTAGCAAGCGGTGACGGCATTTTAATTAACGATGCTGGCACAATGCGTATGAC